GCCCACGTTTCCATGAGGGGAGGCTTGGCATTAACGGATGCTCACCGGCTCGATGTTATCTTTAGTCAACCGAGCTAGAACGCCAGACACGTTGGGGGGATACTAACCCAACATCTGCCCTCGCAAGCCTTCATGGTTGCAGTGCCTGAGAACTCTCAGTCCAATGGGTAGTGGCTTTCAATACCACATTTAGGACACCCAAGCCCCCCCTTCTCGCAGGGGGGCTTAAAGCGGCATGTTATAGTCTATGCTTGACAGCCCTCCCGACTAGGTAGTCGTACTCCAGTCGGAGGGCAAACGGACGACGCGCCACTCACACCTCGTGGCACCGGTCGGCAAACTCAGGATGGTCGAGGAGATGCAATTGCTTGCGTCCCCAGGACCAGTTACCTTAAAGAAGCCGAACGCGGTCACGGACCCTGACGCAGCAAACGCATCGGTCTTCCAAATGTTGGAGTCCGAGGAGGCGTTCAGGGCCTTGTAATTCCCGATGAAGGTGAAAGTGGCTAGTCCCGTAGGGGACCCACCACCAATGAAATACACCTGCACAAAGTAATTACCAGATGTGACCAACGAACCGTCTCCGTTGATCAGCCAGGCTTTGTTGACTCCGTCCGAGGCAATACCAAAGTCATTGATATACCCCGACGTGAGCCCAACCTGGCAATTTCCGAAGACGGTCGTCGGAGACGTGACGGTGTTAGCGGCAGCCCAAACCGACACTCCGTTACCAATTCCCTTCCAAAGACGAGGCTTCAACAGCTCAATGTCATACTTGGCCCAAACCTCCGCGATCTGCACGTTCGCGGCCTGGAATCCATCAGTCCCGATCTGGAAATTCCCAAGGTTTTGAAACCTGGGATCTCCGAGCAGGGAGGATCCGGCCGTCGACGTGTTCTTGATCGAGATGTTCGGGTAGGACTTCGTGAAATACTCCCCAAAGGGGGTCTCACGTGGTGCGCACTCGATCGGGTGGAACATAACATCCGAAGGCTTGCACGACGTACTAAACTCGTAATCCTCCATCTCACGTATGGACGTGAAATTGGGGGCGAGAATGTTGTAATTCGTGGCAAAGCACACCCGACCAAGCGCAGTGTTGGTCGAATTCAACGCAGATGCGGAAGTCGACCTAAACTCAAACACCAACCCATGGAACTTAAACTCCGTGTAGTTAGCCGCCAGCTGACTCAGCATCGGAAAGAGGCCCGTGTGATCCGGGGCAATCCAGTAGCTCTGAAGAGCGAACGTGTTCGCCGCACCCGTGGTTAGGGTGAAGCAGAACTCGCTGCCTTGCATCCTGTGAGAATGCGCCGAACTCCTAAAGTTCGGCAGGCCGCTGGTACTGGGCATGATCGAGTTACTCTTGACGACGTAATCGCCTGAGCCACTCAAATACGCATCCAGTCCACGCCCAACGTAAGCACCACCAGACCTTCCCATCAACTCGAACGGACCCCGTGTAGCGTAGTCGCCCCGCCCTACTAACACCGCAGCTCGCGAACGATTCCTCGCTCCCGGCTTCTTCTGCTTTGGGGCTTTCACGACGACTTTCACCACCTTCTTCACCTTCTTTCCTTTGCTCGTCATCCAATTTTGTGTGGTTTGACACCGCCGGACTGGTGTCACTGGTCACTTACAGCCACCATAACTGCAGCCCACGCCGTAGTCCTAAGGTAATCCCTGATCCGTGGCCACTCCGAAGAGCGCCACATTTCACTAAAGAACTGGCAGTACAGCGCGGGGTCCGGCTTGTGCTTCAGTAGGCGGAACAGAGTCTTCGCCCAATTGAGCGGCTCATATGTCCCGTCCTCCTTGAAGTGAGTCGAGCAGAACTCAAACTCAACACCCTGGGGCAGCTCTGGAACTTCAACGCGGAAACCCATCTCTAGGTACTTCGCGGAATCAAGCGCCCCATTCAACCACACTTCCACGGCATCATCCCCCATCGCGGCAGCCTCTTCGGCGCCTGCTAAGAAGGCCAGGAGCACTCGCATCTTCGAGTTCCGTGAGGCAGTAAACAAACTACCCGACTCCTGGATTCCCCCACCCTCAACTTCGACAAGCTCGCCATCACTGGTGCAAAGAATCTTGTTCATCGTGCAATGCGCCGAAACGCGAAGCAACTTCGCAAGGTCTGAGGAAGGGCCCACGCCGTACTGCGCCGTTTCCACGGCAGCAGCCAGCATGATTAGCCACTCTCTCACACACCAATCCCACGCTTTCACGTCGGAACTGATTTTCTTGCCGAGGGGCAGGCCAGCTCGGAGCTTGTGCACCGAGACAGGGTCCAGCCCCATGCCAGGCTTGCTGGGAATCGTATCCCAAGTCTGAATCTCCTTCTTGATAAGGGCGCCACCGACTACTCTATCGCAAACAATGTCAACGAGTGACGAGTTCATGATGAGTCTGAAGCGGCCCAAGTCGATCTTCTCCCGCGAGTGGGGCTCATTCTTGACGAAGAGCCGCACCACATCGCGGAGATGTCGCTTGGCCAGCAACATGCCGCCCAAACCCTCAAACGCATGCTCTCGGAGCCTAGCGTAGAGGCGCTCGTTCACCGCGGCGCAGAGCACGTCCGGATAGACATCCAGGACCTGCCCCACCGACTGGCATCCGAGCAACATAAAAGGAAACCCCGGCTTCGAAATCGAGACAGAATCCTCCCGAACCATCGGGATCAACTTCTCGGCCACACAACCATTGAACGAGCCGTCGTCCTCAAACCACCTGGGATCCGGACGGACCTTCGGGTATCTGGCGACGGCTTTACGCAACGCACTCAACTTCCGATTCAAACTCGGTTCAGTCGAGGGCGGCCTCAATTGGAGGTGGACTTCGAGGGAGCGGAGTTGGTCTCCTGCTCCTCGGTGGGGGTACCCGTACTTCCCAAGCTCTGGGAGCGCTTTTGACGCTGCAATCTGCGCTTCGCTGAGCGCGAGAGCTTTTGGCTTTCTCCCGGGGGGGAGTTGGCCGGCGCTCCTGGCGCCTGGGGGGAGGTTTCGACCACGGTGGGTGACGTGGTCGAGCCCTTGACCGGGCTCTGGGTATCCGAGCTGGATTTCGGCGCGCTGTGAGAGGATTTTGTTGACGTCTTCCCACTCGGAGTTGAGACCTTGCTCCCAAGGGAGTGGCTCTTGCCCGGGTTGGGGCTCTTCTTCAATTTCTTGTCCTTCTGCGTCGACCCACTCGGACCCAACACCGCCCCCGGGATTTGCGGGGCGGTCTGAAAATCCGACTCCTCCTTGACGTCAGCGCCGTAGGCCACATCCGCAGCGTTGAACTGCGGCGCACTTCGGCGCATCTGAGGGGCGGCGTTAATCCCGCCTTTGCGCTCTAGCGCCGCGTTGAATTTCGCCTGCTCTTCCTCCTCCATCTCGGGGGTCTTCTCTTCTTCCTCCAAGTCGGCCCAGGATCTCCCGGCCAACTGCGACTCTTGCCCAACGAAACCCCTCTTCGCCATCGCCACCACGGACTTCCCAGTCTCATAGTTGACGAATTGAGCGATCTCGCCAGCGGCCCTAGCTTCCGCGTAGGCCTGCTTAGCGTTGTCAAGCTCCTCAGGCGAGGGTTCGTGCCAGTCGGGGTCGTTTCCCTTCTGGGTGTTCGACGCGGGCGACTCCTCCTTCACGATTTTGTCCATCGTTAGGAGGAGCTTCAGGGAGGAACGGGGCACCATGATATTGACCAGCGTCTTTGCGCCGGCTCCAAGATCGTAGTTCACACTCCCTCGATGAAGACCCACCACGTTCTGCTCTCGGTCGAACACTGGGCTGCCACTGACGGTCGTTTCGGTTGTGATGTTATGTATCCGGTCGAACCCGTGGCTCTCTTGCGAGATGTTCCCCCAGGCTTCGCTGTAGTGCCCGAGGGGATGGAGGCGCTGGATATGGCCAGCAAGGGCCATGTTGGCAGCTAGGGTGGCAGACTGGATCCCCATCGACGTGAAAAGGCCTTTCTGGGGCCTCAACCACACGATGTCCGGTCCGCGGCGACGGACCGCCCACTCCTCAAAGCACATCGGGCATTCCTGCCCGTTGGCCTCGATCGTGACGTGCCGCGCCAGCGAGATCGTTTTCACCCACGAGTGCTCAGCCATCATGACTCCGTCCTTCAGACGGAATCCGTGGCAGAGGGGACGACCCATCTCGTCTTTGAAAACGAGTATGCACTTCGCGAGCTTTGGGATCTTCATCTCCACGCTTCCTGGTTGGGCCGACTCAAGCGTCGCTCCCGTAAGGAGCTCCGCGAGCGACCCGACCTGCGTCGTCGGCTCAACCCCCGCCCCGGTCACATGAACCGCGAACTTCCCGGTGGAATCCAGGTAAATTTTGCGGTAGGCCCCAGTCGACCCGAAAGGGACGTACAAGGGCACATCAAGGTTGACCAGCAGCACGGGGAGCTTCAGCACATCCAGGTGGGCGGCGGGGACGACGAATCGCCCCTGCGCGGCTCGCACCCACATGCGGTTGAAACCGCGAGCGAGTGCGAACGGGGTCCACACCTGGAGGTACACGAAGAGAGAGTCTGCGACCCCCATCACCAACTTGTCCTGCGCCGCCCTCTTCACGCTCGAGTTGACCACCTCTGGGACAGCCCAGGAAAGGTGCTCGAACGCGTCGAGGACGATGCCCAACGGCAAGAGCCACGTGAAGCGCAGGTATTCCACCCGCGCCCACGCGAGCTGCGTGACCGACCAAACGAACGTCGGCCCGAAGGCCGCCCACGCGGTCGCCACGCACGCCCAGACGAACAGGCAGGCGATCCCGGCCACAGCCGGGTGCCCAGCCGCCGTCACAGCGAGCTTCTTGCACAAGGTGAGTCCCAGCCAATAGGACGTCACCACGCCTTCAACGAGGTACCCTGCCGAGGTGGCCTTGTTGTTCGCGATCCACCTCACGGTGGCCGCACGCGACGCAACCGACCCGAGGGCATCCCAGGCCAGTTTCAGACTAGCGTCCGTCTTCTGCTCAACGATTTCATTCTTTGGCTTTATCTCGC